CCGTAATACGCAGCGAGATCAACACCTCCCGCACCAATGTCACCGTGCCCGCCGGGGCGACGCTGTGGCGGTTCGTCGCCATCGGCGGTGGCGGGGGCGGTGGAGCAGGTGGCGCGGCAGCCTTCAACGCCGAAGCGGGCGGTGCCGGCGGGGGTGGTGGCGCCTATCTCGACACCGGATGGGAGAGCGTGAGCCTGCTCGGCTCGACGTACTCGGTAACCGTCGGGACTGCGGGGACGGCCACCACCAACGGCGGCAACAGCTCATTCACCTCGGGCACCATCGTGGCCACGGCCGGTGGCGGCGGCCACGGCACCGCCGGAACGAACACCGCCACCCGACCGGCCGGTGGTGCCGGAGGCACCACCACGGCAACCGGATTCACCGCCGACACGGCCACCAACGGCAGGGCCGGTGGGGCCGGTGGCAACAACACCAACGGCACCAACGGCAGCGGGGTGGCGGGCTTCGACAGCCTCGGCCTGGAGGGCCCCGGCGGTGGTGGTGGGGGCGGTCGCGACTCCAGCGGTGCCCACAACTTGAACACCAGTGGCGCGGGCGGCGACTCGGCCACCGCCACTGGTGGAGCACAGCAAACCGGCGGCAGTGGTAACGGTGCCGCCGGTGGCGCGGCGGCGCTGGGAAACGCCGGCGGCGGCGGCTCCGGGGCGGCCGGTCAACCCGGCGGCGGCAATGCGGGCGCCCCCGGAGGTGACGGGGCCACCGCCGGGGCCGGGGGCGGTGGCGGCGCCGGAGGCGACTCCAATGGCCAGGGCAGCAACGGCGGAGCCGGGTACACGCTGCTGCAGTGGCAGTAAAGGGTGACACGCACAACACGAAACGGTGGTGCACGTGACCTTCTCACTCGCCGTGCAGAACGGGGATCTCAGCCTGCTGGGTTCGCAGTTGGCGATCGTCTCCGGCACACCCAAATTGGCCCAGGATCTACAGCTGTGGATTTTGGAGAGCTACGGCGGGGACCGCTTCCACCCCGCCATGGGAAGCACCCTGGAAGCCTACATCGGCTCCGTCATCAACCCGGCCACCTCCGTCACCATGCAGAACGAGGTGCTGCGGGTGCTGGCGAACTACCAGCGGGTGCAACAGCTGGGCTTCACCGCGAACCCGCAGCTCTACAGCCTCGCCGAACTGCTGTACTCGATCAACGACGTCAGCGCCACCATCAGCTACGACACGGTGACTGCGGCGGTGTCGGTGACCAGCGCCGCCGGCCAGCAGGCCACCGTGACCGCCAGCCAGAGCACCGCCTGAACCCCTCGCCCCTAAAAAGGCGAGGAGTCCCATAGGGACTCCTCCCACAGAGGGAGGTGAGTAGGTCGAGCAAGACCCCGGCAGAAATCTCCTCCCAGATCATCGCCACCCTGGCCACCACCTGTCCAGGGCTGTCCTGCGAATTGGGCACCCCCGAACGAAAAATCATCGATGCCTGTGCAGAGGCAATCAGTGCGGCCTACGTCGACCAATACCTGGTGGGATCGCTACTGGATATCGAGAACAAGTCCGGATTGGAGCTGGAACAATTCGTCGGGATATTCGGGTACGGAAGATTGGCGGGAAAGGCCGCCAAAGGTGTCGTGCGAATGACGCTGTCCACCACCTCGGCGAGCGACCAGAACGTGTCCCTGGGCACCCAGTTCTACACCAACACCGCCGTCCCCGGCGCCAGCGCCGCCCTGTACTTCGCCTCCACCCAGGCGGTGGTGCTGACCGCCGGATCCTATTCGATCGACATCCCCGTGCAGTGCACCACAGTGGGCACCGTCGGCAATGTGCCGCCGGGCTCCATCACCTCGCTGGGCTCCACCCTGGCGACGGCCACCGTCACCAACCTCGCCGCCATGAGCGGAGGGGTCGACGTGGAAACCGACGCCGAACTGCGGATGCGCTTCAAGGCCACCCTGCTGCGCAACATCGCCGGGACCAGTGACTGGTACCGGGCGATTGCGCTGCAGAACAACACCGTCAGCCGGGTCACCGTGTTCGGGCCCACCACGCTGTACACCACCCAGATCGAAGTACCCGCCACCACCCTGACGCTGCCGGTCACCCAGGACGTGAAATACGCGTGGGGCGGGATGAGCAGCTGCTTCACCGACCTGGGACAGGAAAGCGAGGTGTTCTACTCCGACATCGACGACTACAACCTGTCCGCCGGGGTGTCCCCGGTGTTCACCACCATCTCCACCGGTGCGCTGGCCAACATGGTCGGCCAGGTCGTCGACCTCGAATTTTCCTACACCACCCGCAGCTCCCGCAACGACCCGCCCAACGGCATCACCAACAAGGTCGACGTGTTCACCGACGGTGTCACCCCGGTCACCGTCACCGAACAAACCGTGGTGACCTCCACGGCGCTGTCGGCCTCCTCGGCGTCGCCCTACTACACCGGCAAGTTTCGCCGGGTCGGGTCGGCGGGCACCCCCTCGGCCACCAACCGGTTCATGCGGCTGGGTTCGGTGCCGATAGTCAGCTTCCCGGCCACCATCACCAGCGGCGTCACCGTCTACGCCCAGGGCACACACTATTTCCTGCTCGCCGACACCACCCTGCTCGCCGGTGGCCCAGCGGAAACCTCCGGCATCGAATGGACGGGCGCCGGCCCGGCCAACGGCACCGAACTGACCCTGACCTACACCTACAACCAGGTGCCGGAACTGCTGCAGGCGATCGTCGACACCTCCAAACAGGTCTGCACCGACGTGATGGTCCACCAGGCGGCCTGGTCGTACCTGGTGGTCTGCCTGTGCGTCGAATACGACCGCTCCTACTCGGTGGCGATCACCAACTCGGCGATCCGCACCCAGCTGCAAACCTACTTCCAAGGCCTGGGGTTCGGACCCCAGCTCAAGGTCGCCGGGATCTGTCTGGCGGTGCAGCAGGTGCTCGGCGTGCTCGACGTGCGGCTGACCACCTCGGCCGACGACTCCACCGACTACGGCATCGAAGTGTTCGCCAACCCCACAGACCCGTCCCCGCAAACCATCGAAACCGACGACTTCAAGGTCTCCGACAATGCGCTGGCCGTGTTCCAGGACGTCATCATCACCCGCAAGGCAGCACCCTGATGCGCAGGATCCTGACGGCCCGCGAACGAGTGGCCGCGTGGCATCCAACATTGGAAAGCGTCAATCCGACGGGTGGCCTATTCGTCGACTACGACCCATCCTCGCGGACGGGCCCGATCAGTCCGCACCTACTCACGCTGGACAAACTGCGTGGCGTCCAGGCCGACGAGCCGGTCGTCATTTATCGGGGCGCACCGTGGGGTCAGAAGGGGATCGTTCCGGGCGATTTCGTCACCACGAACAAACAGCTCGCGAAGGACTACGCCGGAACGGGCAGGGTGCTGCAACGGAGTGTGCCCCACAGCCATGTCGTCGCCGATCCCGATGACTGGGAGGGTGATGAGTACATTTACCGTCCCGCGGCGGCAGGGGGGATAAGTCGTGGCTGATCAAAGCCCCTTCCCGCTCATCCCGCCGATGTCGACGACGCAGCGCCTCGCGCACTGCGACCCCTCGGTGTACACCGGCACGGCGGGCACCATCCTCTACAAGATCGTGGACGCCTTGTGCGGCACCACCGGGGCCGGCGCGCTGATCAACGAGATCCTGTTGGCGCGGATGGCCGGGGCGATGGAGACACTGTACTTCCACGACCTCGACTACATCTTCGGGCAGATCGGCTTCCTGTCACGCAGTCCCGCCGAGTCCTACCCCTACAACCCGACCGTCGACCTGCTCACCAGCGATCAGTGGGACGAAGTCCGCGTCAAGGACGCCTGGTACCGCGACCGGGTCAAGCAGTACTTCATCGCCTGCTCGCAGGGCGGCACCCCCACCGGGATCCGCACCTGCGTCAACGCCGCCATCGCGGTGGACTGCGACCTGTTCGAGATATGGCGCTACACCGACAACTGGGGCCTCGGCGCGAACCTGGGGCGCGCGCCGGTCAGCGCGCGTAACGAAATCGTCGTCAAACCACACAAGGAAACCCTCGAGCCCATCGAGATGCGGCTGCTGCGCGACATGCTCGACCGGATGAGCCCGATCGACGCCATCATCACCGTGGACACGCAGGGGCTGGCGGTACAGACACCGGTCCCGGTAGCCACCGCGACAGCGGACTCCACCTACTTCCAGGTGGAACGACTGGTCACCGCCACCCCGGTGCTCTCCCAGATGCCGCCGCCGCAGCTATTGCCGATCGACCTACTGCCCAGTGAGCAATGGCTGTTCCGCGCGCAGACCACACCACAGGTGGCGCCCACGGCGGCGTTCAACGCTACCCAGGAGTACAGCCAGTACTACCTGTATGGGGATCCGCGCTCGCAGATCGATGCCGTGACCTACGGCACCCTGCAACCAGACGGCACGGTGAAGACCGAACAGAACTATTCGGTGTACCAGACCTTCGAGCAGTACACCGAATGGAAAACCTACGAGCTGTGCGACTGCCCCGGCAATTTCCCCGGCGGCAAGTACGGCATTCATCCGGCCCAGGCGCCGGCCCTGAACCCCGACGGCACCCCCTACCACTTCGCGTGGGATTCCCAGCTCGAGTGGATCACCCACGAGATCGAACGGATCCTCGGCATCGGCGGCATCGCCGATGCCTTCCACTACAAATTGCCGGTGAGCGCCCCCAGCCAGGTGATGTTCACCTTCTACCCCGACTACGCGGTAGCCACCACCGCGCCGGCCCGGGACTCCACCGTCAGCACCTCGCTCACCCGGCGTCGGCAACGCCCCAACACGTTCAACCTGAGGGATCCGCACATATTCGTAAGGTGAGCTAAGCAGAGGGCGGCGGCGGAAAGGGTGTGACCTCGCCGTTCACCGCCGTTGGCTCCACCCGGACGAACGCCGTCACGGGAATGTACTACGACTTCTCCATCCCGCTGGGCCTGGCCAACCTCATCGAAGAAGTCATCGTCGCGCACCCCGGCGCCCCCAACCAGCCGATCGTGTCCGGCGGCAGCGCCACTAACCGGCAGTGGTTCTCCCAGCCGCGGCCCGGCAACGACGGCACCACCGAGGTGCTCACCGCGATCTTCAAGCAGCCGTTGTCGCTGTCGCAGCTGAGCTTCATGGCGTTGCGGGTGTCCTGCCGCATCGAAGCGTGGTATCAGGATCCGCAGAACAACTGGTGCCAGATGCTCAACACCGCGCGCATGCCGGTCAGCGTCACCCTGTCCACGTCCACGCAAGGGAGCTGGTATACCTACCGGAGCCAGATCTACCCGATCATCGCCAAGGGTGTACAACTACGGTTCACCCGGATCTACGACCCCACCGTGGGCACCGCACCGTACGTGGTCGGGGTGCAGAACCTGCTGCTGCGCCGCGACGTCTACGACCGGGCCAACGGCAAGATGCCGCTGGTCGACACCCAGGACACCCTCGGCAACGTCATCAGCGCCTACATCAAGGACTGGAACGCCGCCAAGGCCATCGATGACAACCCCAACACGTTCTGGCGCAGCGCCCCGCAGCCCGATCCGGCCGCCGTGGTCAACCTCTACCTCGACCTGCGCACCATGGACGGCGACCCGCAACTGGTGGACGCCTTCTATCTCGACCCGGTCTACGTCAACCAGACGTTGAACCTCTACTACAGCAACGACGACACCGTCGGGTCACTCAAATTGTCCCCGCAATCGTTGGCCCCGGACTTCGAGGACGACACCCGCTGGACGTCGGGCGTCGGGCTGATCGACACCAGTGATTTCGGTGGCACCTGCAGCTACCAGTTCCCGCTGGCGCTGGGGCCCATGGTGAGCCAGAACCTGTGGATCGGCATCGAATGGACGCCGGATTTCGCTGCAGTCGCCACCAACGCCGTACAGACCGTCGCAGTGTCCCCTGCCAACGCCACCGGCACCTTCACCCTCACCTACGCCAGTGAGGTCACCGACCCCATCGCCCGTCTGGCCACCGCCGCCCAGGTACAGAGCGCGCTCGAGGCGCTGCCCGCCATCGGGGCCGGAAACGTACGCGTACAGGGCGGCGCCGGTGGCACCTGGGTGGTGACCTTCCAGAACAGCCTGGGTGGGCTGGAGTTGGCCACCATGGGGGCAGCCGCGTCGCTGTCGTCGGGCGGCACCGTGACCGTGGACACCGTCAGCGCCGGTGGCCAGGGTGGTGCACCCCCGCAGAACCCCGTCCTGTTCGGCGTCACCCCCGGCGTGGACGCCGTGCAGAGCGTCACCATCGTCGGTGACGCCACCGGCGGCACCTTCGCACTGGACTTCGAGGGCGAGATCACCGCTGCCCTGGCCCACGACGCCTCCAGCGCCGACATGGTCGCCGCGCTGGAGGCCCTCCCCGGTATCGGGGTGGGTGACGTCCTGGTCGTCGGTGACGACGGCGGGCCGTGGACGGTAACCTTCCGCGGCGCACTCGGCCAGCAGCCGATCCCGGTGATGTCGGGAATCAGCGCACTGACCGGCACCGATCCGGCTCCCACCGTCAAGGTCGGAATCGTCACCACCGGCACCGCACACCCGCCGTCCGAGGACCAGTACTGGCCGAAGATCTTCTACGACGCCGGGGCGGGCGAAATCACCCTGGAACTCACCAATGGGACTGCGACGCAAACCTATTCGGTACCGCTGTCGCCGCCGTTCCAGCAGTACCGGACGCTGCGCATCGTGGTCGGCTGGAGTTACGCCGCCTCCGGCGTGATCGACGAGGACACCGTGACCATGTCAGTGACCACCCGCGACGGCACCGTCGTGGGGTCGCTGACGGCGACCCCCGACGACCTGCCGGCACTGATCACCCTCGATGGGGAGGCAGGGTTCACCGACTTCCGTGGCACCTTCAGTGCCCACATCATCAAGATGGAGGACGTCGCGGCGGGGCAAACGGCCTTTCAGGCCAACCCGACCGTGTACACGTTCCCCGCGCCGGTGATCCCGAACCC